AAATGTACCGCCGCTAGACTTGCTGACTGTATCTGTCACAGTAAAAGCACGGAAGGCACGGATGACCAACTCATCGTTTACCGCTGCACCAGATGCTAGTGTAATTGTATCCCCGTTACTGGGGGTAAAATCTGTGCTGTCGAGATGTACGCCGTTTAGATATACGTCTACATCATTACCAGAAAAGGCCAGTATCGCACCGTTAGCGTCCGCACCTGTAAACGCGGTTTGGCTTGCTGTTGCTGTATATTTAAACAACTGCATTGCAAAGCTGGTAGGCTGGTCTACAGCACGACCAAAAAAGCGCACGGTAATTACATCACCATTAGCTGGCGCGGCAGAAAAGGTTAGTGTTGTTCCTTGCGCTGTGTATGCTTTACCAACTCCTGGCTCTTGCACTACGTTACCGATTGTTACAATTAATGCCTCACCGCTAACAACGCTTTGCGCTAACGTAAACGCTGTGTCATTTCCGTTGCCTGTAAACCTTTGAAAGGTTATGTCGCCTACATTTGGGTCTATGCCTATGTATGCCATTATCCCGCAATCTCCAAAACACTTAAATAGCTTTCACCATCACTTCCTGCCCCAGTGCTACTACCATAATTTCTATTAACGTAACCGTTATAACCGCTACTTCCATTTGCTATTTGCACCTTAAATGTTTGTGCAGAAGTTGAGCTAGGGGCATACAATCTTTGTGCAAAATATTGTTGCGTTTCAGTTTCTGAATTCCCTGCATCTGGCCCAAAAGAAATATTCCAAACTTGACTTCCACTTCCTGCAATTAAAGTAGAATTTGCATAAACCCCAAAGTATTGACCGCCTGCGTTCCACCATCTAGTGCCAAGATATACAGAAGCAGTAACAAGAAATTTACTGCCTGTGGACGCAGGAGTCATTGTAACAGAAAGTCCCGTTACATCTGCAAAAGAAGTAGAAGTGAAAGTTTGCTGGTCTGTTTTACGGGCGTATTCTGCGGCAATAACAGAACCAGCAGGCATGTTTCGAGTTTGTATTTTGCTTAATGGCATTTCAAACTCCTATCCTATTAAAAATCCGCTAAAGCGAGTGTCATAGACCCCAGTCCCATCTTGATAAACATGACCATTGGGAACATTTACGCGAATATAATCTCCAGACGTCAACTCTATAGTTCCTGAACATGCAAGATTAGGATAGCTGGTGCTACTTTGAACATAAGCATAACTATGAGTAAAAACTGTATAACTAGAACCAGTATTTGTTGAGCGTTCAAGCTGAACTTTAACCGCCGTGGCGGCAGGTAGTACAGAACCAGCAGAATCACACCCTAAGGCAGAAAAAGAAAAGTGATAAAGACCACCGATAGGCACAACAAACCTATCATTAGATATGTCAAAATGCGAACCAACATTTGTCTGCACTGTATTAAAATTAATGACCCCAGTTAAGGCTGTTGTGCTAGATGCAACATGAGAAACAAAAAAAGCTGGCCTTGCTGGCGTAAGTATGCGGCCAGTGCTATCAATCGTCATGGCTGTATTAGTGCCGCTACTGTCCTTTATCGTTGGAACATTCAAACTAGTAAACGTACCTGTGGTAGCGGACAATGCCTGATTAGGGTCATGCTCCAGCCGTGTTGTTACTTCTGCCTGACCGCGATAGATAACGTACACGTTACCCGTACCAGACGGCGGAGCCTCGTCAAACGTCAGAGTAGTTCCTGTGGCTGTGTATGACTTACCAGAGCCAGGTTCCTGCTGCACGTTGTCAACGAATACCTCAAGCTCTTCACCAGTGTTTACAGCGCGGTTAAGTGTAAACGCGGTCGCCGAACCTGTGCCGTTGAAGGACTGGCTCGTTGTCTTTGTTAACTGCTTATTCGGTTGTGCGCCGATATATGCCATTGGTTACCCTGCTATCTCTGTTACGCTGATAAATGATGTGCCTCTTTCATATTGATAACCATCTGTATCACCCGCAGTTCTATTAGTGTACCAAGTAAGGTTAGAACCCACACCCTGATAAACACCCACCTTGTAAGTTATTTGGCTAGTTGTTGAGGGTGTATCGAAGTAGCTATAAACCGCGTGTTCTGGCGTAGAACCCGCATTGGCAGATTCAATAGTTATACCTGTACCCATGTGAATACCTACTGCTCTACCACTCGAAACAGGAGTACTTAGCTTTGTTGAATCTCTATAAAAGAACCAAACTGAATTAAAACTAGCAGACTGT